TCTATCCGACCTATTAAGATTACCGGAATTAAAAGTATATTATCTAATAATTCAGGTCCTAATGCGAAAATTGCTACATTAGGTTGCGTAATAGATGCTTTCGCTCTATTATTTAATCCTAAAATACTTATTAGCCTTATAAAGCTATACTGGCTTCATCGATCAGTTTCTTTTATTATATATATATTATTCTTTCTTATTTATTTAACTCCTTTCTTTTTAATATATATGACTTTTAGAGCCATTAATACTTTCTTTTATGTAGTAATTGAAAATGTAAGTGTATATGAATACATACGCTTACGATCTAGGGTTATATATCTTACGGTAACGCAAGTATATAAACCCCGATTAGGGAAATTATCTGTTGTACGAGATCAAGCCGGAAAGGCTAGAATCGTAGCTATAACTAATTGGTGGATTCAAATTGCTTTAAAACCACTTCATGATTCTTTGTTTCTTATTTTAAAGAACATTGAGATGGACGGTACTTATGATCAAACAAAACCCTTAAAGGCTTTGTTAAATCGTTTGCCCTTAAATCAAACTTTATATTCATTTGATTTAAGTGCTGCTACTGATCGTTTACCGATAGCGCTACAAGAACAAGTACTGGGTATAATATACCCAGGGTCTAGATTTTGGAGAGCCGCTTTAGATTTTGCTTGGGTCTCAAAATATTCTGAGACTCCAGTAAAATATGCCGTAGGGCAACCCATGGGAGCTTATAGCTCTTGGGGTATGCTTGCTCTAACACATCATGTGTTGGTTCAATACGCTGCTATATTAGCCGGCTACAGTCGTCTGTTTAAAGATTACTGTGTACTAGGGGATGACGTCGTTATTGCTAACGACGCAGTCGCTCGGGAATACCAAAAACTTATGAGTATATTAGGGATGGAGATCAATCTTTCAAAATCACTAGTTTCAAAGAGACTATGTGAATTTGCTAAGACTTGGATGTATAATCCAGATGGAAGTTCAGATTTTATAGAACTTACACCCTTAGGGTCAAAGAATATGATTGGGGCGATAAAATTCCCCGTATTTATTCCAGGACTCCTCGTAGAGGCCTTAAGAAAGGGCTTCTTCGAATATACAGGACACATAGTTATAATGATTGACGACTTATCTTTCTTAAAAATGAAAGTAAGTCCTTTTGTTATAGCATGGACTATGTTCTGGGTTGATTCAGACCTAGTCTCAGGCAAGCTAAGCGAAACGCTACGCTTGTTATCGCTGAGAGAGGTATATACGAATCAACTTGCAGCTAGTCTTAGAGTTTACGAGGTTGTTTCTAATTCTCGTTACTCTGAGATGACTGAAGCATTACGTACTAATCTAAAGTCTATGGACAACTTTTGGTTGTCTCTATACATAGAATCTCTTAGATTAGATCCGGCACTAAGGCTCTTGACTATTATCGGTATATTCTTTTTAGATGTTACTGATAAGATAGAGGAAATGATCCATAAAGAAATAAAGGAACATTTTCAGGAATTAAGGGAAATCCCTGAAACCGCAAAAGCCCTGTCTAGCGCTTTCAAAATTAATCCGAATATAACTCCGGATGAAGTTATTGAACTCGCGAAACAACAAAATAAGGACATAACTAGTATAGACCTTATAGGCTGTACTAAGGAAGTGGCGAAGGAGTATAATAAACGTATTTATAGAAAAGCTCAACTGTTTCTGGGTAAACCAGTTACTAAAGAGTTTTTAGATAAAAACTATGTTAATATACTTTTAGGCAGAGAAAAAGAAGGTAAGTTATTTTGTGATAAACCTGAGTTTAATGCTCAAATTTACATGAATAACGGGTAATCCATACGTTGC